ACTGTCCTCGGCCAGATCAAATGACCTGTCCAGTACGTTGTACCGCTGCAACTCACGCAAGTAAGCCTCACGCGAAATGTCCCCGTTCCGACGAGCTTCGTGACACGCACTCAATGCTCCCGAATCCGAACCGCTCAGACCAACGTCCGTATCCAGATCCACCGTACCGCCAGACTCCTCACCCTCCCAGTGAGCCATGTACGCCAACGCCAGATTCATCGAATCAATGAAACGATGAACCATGTCCTGCAACGGACTCACCGCCTCCGCTGAATCCAATGCCCTCGCCGTCGCCGTCTGACGACCCGGCTTCTTCGTCAGGAACTCAGCACCGTACTTCGCCATCTTCTCTTCAAGATCCAGCAGGTCCGCACGACCACTCGCAATCGCCTTGCCGCTATGCTCAACATAGTAAACCCGGCCCGCCGGATCGCGGGTCGCCAACCACTGGTTCGGACCCACCACCACCTCGTCGTCATCCATCATTCCCGACGATGCCAACATCGGGAATCTCGCCACCGTCAACACCGCCGTCTGGTCAGACTGACTCTGCCAGTGCGAGATGTTCATGTTTACCAAATCCAACAGCGGAGGCTTCGCCAGCATCAGCCCACTCCGCTGGGCATAGAACGTCACCAGAGGAATGTAAGGCATGTCGTACGAGTACGACTCCACCGGAACCCACTCCACCTTGCCGCCCTTCGTACGCTGCTGCTTCTCGTAAACCTCAACCATCCCCGGCTCGTAAACACGAATCCGCTCCGTAAAGGTCTCGTCGAAACCCTCACGGCCCACGACCGTCTCCATGATCCGAACGTGAGTCAATACCTCGACCCCGTTCACCATCTCCGCATGTGCGAAAATCACGTTCTCCGGAGGAACGTGAACCATGTACGGCCTTAAGTTCTCGGCACGGTCGTCAGCCAACGTACGCTCTCGACCATCCACCTCTTCACGCATCGGATAGTCAACCAGCACATGACTGAAACCCTTCGCCAAACCGTCGCGGAACCAGTTCCTCGCAAATACGTCAAGGTCATTGCCCTGAAGATCAACGTCACTCAGTAAACCACGAACCGAGTCCGGCACATTGTCGTTCACCTGAACCGGACTGCTGAAGGGACGGCCCACCCAACCGTTTAACGTCTGCTCCGTCGTGTTGATCAGCACCGTGCGACCCAGACGTTCGTCGTAGGCCGTATTGCTCTCCCGCTCATGCTGAGGAAGGTACAACGTACCCGCTCCCCGCATGACCTCCGTACCACCCAGAACAGAAGAAATCTTATCCCACAAAGGAGCCATGTGGGCATAAGCCATTGATACTGTGTCCGGGCCAGCCTGCTGCTTCATTTCCAGCTACCTCGACGCATACGCCTCGTCTTGAACCGAACCCTGTACCGCACCTCGTCCGCAATGTGATCTTCGGCGTCGGTATCTACGTCGTCCAGATCACGATCCGACCGGGGAAGAACCGGAATCGTCCGTAAGAACTGATCACACGTCTCAAGAATAAACAAACCCGCCTCTTCACGCACCCCCTCTTCTCCAGGGAAGCTCGACTTGAGCCTTTCCCTGATCTGCTGCCAACCCTGTTTTCGACTCCCTGCACCCTTGTCAGCCGCCAACCAGTCTATCCCAACCTTACGCATTTCGCCCACAACAGATTTGCCCGGCTCGTAGTTATCAAAGATCGAACCGTCCGCGACACCGACCTTCACACGACCCCGTATGCCCCACTGCTCCTCCCGCTCCTGGATACCTCGGGCAATCTCACTCGACAACATCCTCGCACCCGTGTTCGGCTCTCCCGTCCAACCGTACCACTCCGCAATCCGTATCAAATCACCTCGCACCGGACCATATTCCCGACCGTCCCACTCCAACGGCTCGCCGTTACTCTCAGCCCACCACCCCACACTGAACGGCCTGCTCTGACCGTGGTCGTAGCTCCGGTCGATCCGCCAGCCGCTCGGAATCATGTCCACCGGAAACGGCGATAACACATGCACGTTCCGATCCCATACGTCGTCGAACATCCCGCCAGCCACAATGTCCCACGAACCATTCAACCACGCCTCCAACTCCGCATGGTTCCGCGCAGCACTCTTGATCCGGCTGATGTACCCCGGATCCGCATACAGCAACACATGGTTCTCTTTGATGTGACCCCGAATCGCCACGCGAGGCGGCTCAATGTCCCCGTTCTTGTCCAACGAGTCCTCGATCACCTTCGAGATCATGTGACCCTTCGGAACCGGCAAACGCCAACGATGCTTCACCCACGAATGACCACTGTTCCCACTCAACCACACGCAGCCGTTCTGACGAATGAAAAACGTCTCCGTCTCCGGAACCGTCAGGCAATACACCGGACCCTCGTACGCATACTCCTGACAACGACCACGATCCAGATTCACCGTCCGACGACTACGCAAACTTACCGTCCACGACAAACTACGCTCACGCTGAACCTCGGACGTGAATACCGAATAACCCAACCGAACGCCGATCTCCGCTACGTCGTCAGCCAGACGACGCGACGTTGTGTAATACTCCGCACCACCACCATCTCGAAACGTGCCGTCACCCGCCAGCAACGCATCCAGCAAACGGCCCAGTACCAACGGACTCGCTCGCTTCAAACGCTGAGGAATGTACTTGTCCCGACACAAACCATACTTCTCAAACTCACACGCCCAGTGACCCTCCGAAACCACAAAGACCCTGTCCTCCTCCCGATACCTGAACCCGCACCTGTCCAACAACCTGCGAATCACGTCCCGCTGTGGACCCTTCGTCTGAGAAATGCAAAACGCCCGATCCCTCGGAACCACATACCCCTCTGACAAGACCCAGCCCACTAGCTCCGCATAGTCCTCCTCCGAAAGCTGAGGAACCGGACGAGACGGCCCACGAACATAATCACCCCGACCATCTGGCCGAACCGGACTGCCTACCTCACCCTCTCGCCAATGAACCGTACGACGCACACGCAACGAATCACCACAGTCCGCATACGCCAATAACTCATGCGTCGAATGAGTACCCGTCAACACCGGCAACCGATGGTCGTCCGTGAATACCATGCTCAAACCGCGACCCTCACGACGAACCATCGTCCCCGACCACTGCTTCTTCACCACCCCGCCAACTACCGACTCGCAACCCAGACCACGCTCGTCACACGAATACACCGACTCGCCCACTCGAACATCCTGAATCGGAACCCAGCCGCGACTCACCGTCAACACATCACCATACGGCACACAACCGTACGGATTCGTCGTACTCCTCACCCGTATCGGAATCTTCGGGTTCGCACTCCGGGAACAACTGAACATCGACGTGTAACACTCCGGAGTCGGCCACGTCGTCAATTCCTCCCAGCCAATCCACGGATAAGCATGACCGTGATAGTTCCAGTAATCGTCCGGAACCTTGAAATGACGGAACAACAACGTCTCACCATCCGGAAACGTCCAGTAATGCTCACCCGCATTGTACTTCGCTCCCGGAAAGATCTGAGGAAACCACTTCCTCGACTTCGCAATCACATCGCCCAACTCCGGGTATGTCCGACGAAACAAAATACCACGCCAGTCCGGACCAAAACCACGGCCCACGAACTGACAGAAATCCATTAACAACGCATCCGTCTTACCCGGCCCCCTCGTCCCCTCAAATAATACCTCCACCAACCCAGACCGGAGAAATGCCTCCTGACTCCCCGCCTGAGGAGTCCACACAACATCCTCGTACTTCTCGCGACGTGAGTCCCACATCACGGGACGTAGGCCGTCCTCCCGAGCGTCCCAATATACCTTGCCCTCGTGAGGCACGATCTCAGCCATCCAGACACTCCCGATAGCATTCGGAAGCCAGCCCAGCTACCTCGCTCGGCTCTATCGCATCGCCGTAATCCTCGCACAACGACTCCGCGATCCCACCCGCCAACCAGCCCACCTTACGGCACATCTCAGATACACTGCCCCGTAACTCCACGTTGCCCTCACGCAACATATCCGGCTTACGCCGAGAATGAACACGCACATTCGCCCACTTCAAACCCGTCTTAGGATTCTGCATCAGACGCACGTTCACCCGGCACGGCGGTCCCATCTCCAGATGAGAGTTCTCCGGCCCCTTCAACTGATCCGACATCCAATACCTCCCGCTTCGGTAACCCCGGCGGCGGCTCGGGACGGATACTCCCCGGCTCATAGTCGCCACCATATTCACGCTTCCAATCCTTCAGCCCACGAGCCGTGTTGTTGAACGAAGACGCTACCGCCAATACACCGCCAGTCACCGTCATGTCCAACTGCTGCTTCTCACGGTACTCCGGCACATAACGCTTCGCGTGCATCATCGCCAACGAATCACTGAATACCCGCTTGTGGGCAACCACCTCATCCTTGTACTTCCCACCCAGAATTGGCTCCTCGATGCCCTCGAAGCCACGCTTTTCAACGAGGGCCGTTACATGATCGCAATACTGCTGCCTCGCTATCTCCCACGCCGCCGAGAAGTCCTGATCACGGTTCAGATGATCCCGTACCGTCGTCACAGAAACACCGGCAATCATCGCCGCATCCGAAATTCGACCAGTCTTCGCAAACATCTCCAATGACATGCTCTTGGCCGCATCGTCAAACTTCATAACCCGCAAAAACTCCTTGCGGAAATCACGCTTCTTGACAACACCGCCCTCGTCCAGTCGCTTCAAAGTCACGCGAGACCCCCTTTTTTATTTTTTCCGACCGACAATTTACCCCCCTCCCCCCTTTTCTGGCAATGCGTGATCTCTACCAGATAAATCAAACTGCCCAGTCGAGGCTCATGCCTTAACGCCTGATGTAACCACTTCGCCGCCTTGTCCGACAAATGGTCATAGCACCAGCAACCTACGTCATTCCAATCTTCACGCAACGAATCATCCTCGATCTGCCCACGAAGAAGACTGTCGAATACCTCCAACGTCACCACCCGCTGGAACTTCTCGGGCCAGTCGTGCCAGTGGGTCAACACCCACGCCATCGCAGAGCGGGAACCTATTCCGGGGATTGTGGATCGTAGGCCCACTTGGAGCATTCGCTGTTCTATTTGGTCCATGCCTAAGTGTGTCACAAATCTACTTGTGGAACCACAAAAAGATTTGCACTGAACGGCATAGACTTTTATCTCGCGTGTGTTCTATTTTTGAAATTTTCT